TGTAACCAAGATCCATGCATTTGTGACGATTACTGTGATTCTTGCGGGGCTTAGGTGACTGACAGACTGGATGTAAGTGATAAAACAGCGATCAGCATGCCTATGCGCAACCTTTTGGCCATACTTTCGGCCACAGCGATTGGCGTCTGGGCCTTTTTTGGGATCCAGGAGCGCTTGAATACGCTAGAGACGCGTGTAACATTATCAGAGTCAGATCTCACAAAAAACACGGAATTCCGTATCAAGTGGCCTAGGGGTGAGCTAGGCAGTTTGCCCGCGGATGCTCAGCAGGACCTTCTCATAGAATTTCTTAGTTCTCAAATTGAGTCTATGCAGGAAGAAATGGAGTCAATGATGAGTAATTCCGTAAATATAAAGAGGGCACAGCAGGACATAGAGCGATTGCTTAATGACGTAGAGAAATTAAAGGATAAATTGAGGGAATCAAATGGAAGTAATTAGCGTAATTGTGATGTTTATTTTTGGCAATATGAATGATACAGAAAATAGAATGACACAGTACGTGCCAATGGAATCACTGTCCTCCTGCATGAAGGAAGTGAGAATACTCAAGAAAAAAGAAACAGACTACACGAAGGACGCCTTCTGCGGTCCGGCGTTAGTGGAATTAAGCGACGACGGGGAAATCCTGACGTTGCACACGGAGCTCCCAGAGGGGGCGAAGATGGTCAGGAAAGAAATAAGCAAGGAAGCATTTGAACGATGGACGTTGAGATCCAAGGAAAAATGGAACAGTAAGTGATGTTTAGTCTTTGGGTTGCCCGTACGATTGGATCACTTGAAGCATCGAATATACCCCGTTACGGCGACCAGGAGTCAGAAGATTATCGAGGTTCAAACCGTTTAATTCTTTTAGCTCGAAGGATGCTATCTCGCTTCTTGTAGAATTGCTGAAAACATCAGCGAGCATACACACCATACCTTTGGATATGAGCGCGGCTGAATCAGCTGTGAAATAAATCTTATCATCATATGTAAAATGAGGGACGAGCCACGTTTGTGATTGACAACCTGGGACCTCGAACTCCGGAAGCTTGAATCTCTCTGGAACGATCGCCGACTTCTTCCCAAACTCCATCAGCCACGTATAGCGGTCCATCATGTCATCTATCTTATTAAGAAGATCTATATAGGCCTTAAGATTATTTTGAATAGTGCTTGCCGGTTGAACATTGGTAATTTTGTTCTCTTCCAGAATTTTCATAACCTCTTCAGTTTTCATTGGGAATATAGTTGAAATTAATAATCATTCTTCGAGGATCATCAGTCTGGCTAACAGCCCTGTGTTCCTCTATTCCGGAAAATTCTACTAATCTATTTTGAACAGACTGAATTTTTGTACCATTTTTCATTTCAGTATACCCATTGTTCGTATTGAGATAAAAAATGGCTGTTGTGTTCCGTGGATCACAAATATCAGTGTGGAAAGAACACTTAATGGGTTTATTGCGCCGAGTCAGTAAGTTACAATTAACTCGCACTAAAGTTAAATAATTTAACTTTTTTTCAAATACAGGAACAATTTTATCATAGTAATGTGAACAAATTCTATTCACACCATAAAGCTTATGAGAAAAATAAAAACCATCGTCTTTGGAGTCAACTTGCTCTCGCTGAAAGAACCAGGGAAAAGAGTCGCTTGACATAATTTGATTAACTATGCTGAACTTCTCTCTCTCTAAAAAATTATCTTGAATTTTCATTTACCCATGCTTATATTTTTTTCTATTTCTCTTGTCCCATCTTTTATGCCATCCCCAATTGCTCACCTTGCCACCATAGTGTTCGCATAGAGAGTAGAAATAATCTTTAATCTTCTTGATCATATTTGCACTCCGGTTGTAGCTTTATGCAAGCTATTGTATTTTGTTCATCATAAACTAATTTGTCAATGTCTTCATCCCCGCAATCTATTTTTGTGCATATAAATTCCCTTGGAGGAACTGTAAGTGAGTTAACTTCCCTGACTTTTTCTTCCTGCCAAGGCCATGAGCAGCCTGAAAGTAGACCAAAGAGAAAGAAGACCAAAATGAGTAAAATACCCGGGTACAAACATACCACCCAACCCTTAAAACCCCGCTCACGGGCTTCTAAGACATTTTTTATTCGGCGGAAAACCGTAGGTTTATCTTTTGGATCCCAGACTTCCATTATTTTACATCTCCGTTGTTTTTTGGTGATTCTTCCCTGATAGGACGTAATTTAATCTTTATTTTAGCATTGAAAGCAATTGATATACGTTGTTTTGTTGGATGTGGGTTACGAACTACATCATGCTGCAAGTAAGATGGAAATAAAAGTATATCTCCATCATGAGGCTCATGACCAATCATACTAGAGTGAGGCATTCCTGGTGCAATCATTCTATATAGCTGTTCATGAGTGGCAAATCTAATAACTCCTGTTCCAGATCCTTGTACATAATACACCCCTGATAAATCAGCGTTAGCCATATGGTGAGTGTGAAACATATTTAAAGATCCTGGTTCATTGACATTCGTCCAATAAACTATATCTGCATCCACTGGAATTTTAGGCATGAAGTGATCAGTCCATGCAGCTAGGATCATGCTTATCGGTTTAAATAATTCACCTTCACATTTATATTTTTCTGCGCTCCTCCAGCATCCTGGATTGGTTTCTATCATTCCTTTAGGATCCTTCTCCCGCAAGGACATGATTTCATTAAGTAATAGATTATTAAGATTCTCATGATTCTCCCAACGCTTGTAGAATAAGCGTGTGTCTTGAACTGGAATCTTTGCTATTATATCCTGCCCTACCGGCCCGTCTTTCTTTTTTTCCATTTTGCTGACCTCAACTTTCTCTTTTTGCTTCCGACCTTTCTACGGCCCTTGTGTTTTGCTAAGCCTACCTTAGCCATTAAATACTTATCATCTTATCTTTATGTTTATCAGAAATCTCCGTAGAGCAATTCGGACCGCATAAAAAGTTAATTTTATATTCAAGAAAAGGATACCACTTCTTAGAGAAAGAATATCTCCATTCATTGCCGTCAAACCACGTATCACAGTTGAAACACTTGAATTCAGGTGCCGTCCCTCCTTTAGGGCCCGGTCGAACTGTCGATGCATCATAATCAACTCCTTTCTTATACCCCACAAAGTCCTTCGCATTCATCTTTAAATTCCTCGTCGAATGTTTCGCCGAAAAGGCTTTGCTGTTTTGGTTTCTCCTGGAAATCTATACTTCGTAGTGGTTTGGCTGATTTGTGTAAAAACAATTCAGCTGTTGTATTTTTTAATCCATGTCTTATCTTATCGTCAACCTCACATGCATCCTCGAAGTCAGTTGGATAATTTTTCTGCATATTTTTCCACTGATCATTGTGATGATAAGGACACCCTATGCACGAGGATTTTCCTGGCATAGGATGTTTTTTGCCGTCGCGATACCACCGTAAGCAGTCCGCTCGTGACATTTTCATTTCGATCAATGGCCAACGGGACTCTATCCATGGCAATCGTGCTTTTTTCATACGCATTGCTTCATCTGTAGATATCCCAATCCACTGTTCGACGATTGTTCCTTTCTTAACACGGTGGCGTGGCTTTATGCCAAGTATCCTCCGCATTTCCTTTTGAATAGGAATTACTTTGTAGTCATGTGTGCATTGTCTGTACAGCATTCCAACCTTTCCACCAGGACGTGCCGCAAATAGTGGTGGATTTGGTACACGTCCGGCGAAAGACTTCCACTCCTCATTACCCCCTTTAATAGGATTAGCTGCACGAATAAGATCCTCACGGATGTTACTTCGTTCAACTGTAATGAGTGGGCAAATTGTTATATTTTTCTTTAAGTATTCTACATGCTCATACACGAATGAGGGTTCCCATCCTGTATCAGCAAATATCATGTAGTCTGGTTTATGCTTTGTCAGTCCTTCTTGTGCCATGAGTGCGAGACAGGATGACTGAACCCCTGCCCCGAGCGAAAGGACACGCATTGTGGGCTCTCTTTTCTTTCCTTCCTCGTCAAAATACTCCGGCTCCTTAGTAGCAGCAACCGCTGCCATATTGTTGAGACTCTTTTTAGTAACTTTAGTAGACATCTCTTCCAACAGTTTACGTCTCTCATACTCCATCTGCTCCGGATTTATAGCAAAACCTGGTTTTGCCTTTGGTTTTTTACTCTTTCCTTGTTCTCTATAGCCTCGGTTCACTTTGCGTTCCCCCAATTGTCTTTTATTTTGTACTCAACTTTAGATGGGACTTCCAACTTTATACAATTTTCCATGATATCTTTAACATCCTCACCCTCTTTATCAGATTTTACGCTACAGTTCAACTCATCATGCATCTGTAGAAGTGGCGTAATCCCTAGTTTTTCATACACGTCAACCATAGCCTTCTTTGTTTGGTCTGCAGCTGAACCTTGAATCAACCTGTTAAGAGCTTTATAAGTTCCAGCTCTCTTTACGTTACCATACTCTGCTTCTGCCTGTTTTAAAGGCATTGCTTTGTAAAATTTTAAAGGCTCATACCAGTTAGGTTCATACAGATCGAAACGACATTTACGGCCAAGAAGAGTCCTGATAGTTCCTACTTGATTGGCTCTATTCATTACTGCTTCAAGCATTCCTTGCATGAATGGAACTTTAATTCTAAATTCCTTAAGCATTGCTTTAGCTTCCATTGGAGTGATATCCAGATCAACTGCCATTTTTTTATATCCCATTCCATACATGACACCAAGACCAATTGTTTTTGCCAATCTTCTAGGTATATCTGCCATATCAGCTGTCTGTTGGTGAAAGTCTAAACCTTTTGCAAAAGCTGAACGAACTTCCTCTGCTCCCTCATTCTTATTAAGAATGGCAAAATGTGTTAGTAACCTAGGTTCTTGCTGTGAATAATCAGCTGAAATCCAGTACTCTCCTTCTTCTGGCAGAAATATCTTTCTTACTTCTGATCCAAACTCACTTCTAATAGGCATTTGCTGCAGATTAGGAGCATACATGGAAAATCTTCCTGTTACGGTTCCTCCACTATCACCACGAATTTGATTAATATGTGCATGTAACCTATCATTATGGATGTATTTTGCTATCCCATCTATAAAAGTTCCTTGTAACTTATTTAAAACTCTTGCTTTTGTTACCATTCGTGGAAGCTCATGCTTGTGTGTTTCCAAGAAAGTTTGGGTAAAGCTTGGTGCTCCTAGGGCAGTATGAGGATATTCTAGATTAACTCTATCAAATGCATCAGCCACTGATCGTGCTGACCATAATTGAACTTCTCCCCCGGTTAAATCTTTCATCCTTTTTAAATATTTTTTTTCTTTGTTATAAAGTTTATATTTTAATTCCATAGCCCTTGTCATATCCATCCTAATACCACGCTTGGTCATATTAAATATAACTCTTATTAATCTGCATTCCAGATCATACACTCCTTCCAATGCATCTTTCTCTATTTCTACCATGAGTCTTTCGTGCAATCTGTAGGTTAGTAGAGCATCTGCTTCAGCATATTCACCCACAAATGATGCATGCATTTTGTACATGTCCGCTTTGGGGTCAAGTCCAAGTTCTTCAGCTTTGGCTTTAAGGACCTTTTCATCTTTCCACTCGCCTAGATAATCTATACACATTTGATTTAAAGTATAAGAATATCTATTCTCGTTTAATAAAGCGGAAGCTATCATAGTATCATGAAGATATCCTTTAACTTCTATGTTTAAAGTTGATAGCCATCCAATATCATATTGAGCATTATGAAACACTTTTTGTATTGAATCGTCTATACATATAGACTTAATATATTTAAGTACTCTCTTTTCATCCATATTTCCCCCACCTTCGTGAGCAATTGGATAATAGGCTGTGAAATCACCACTAGATATTGAAATACCTATAACTGCTCCTACCTTTCGTGGCCATCCAGGGCCCATTTTCTTAAGATCTGTGTCGCATGTTTCTAGATCTATAGCCACTACCTTTCTTCCTTTCATTGAAGGAAACTCTGTTGGGTGTAACCACTCGGACTTAAGTTCATGTTGATTAAATAAATCACGCACCATTTTTAAGTTCTCCTGCTATTGCCATGTATGCAGATGCATCCACATAATCATCAACGTTATGTTTTCCAACCTGAGATCTAGATATTTTTACCAATCCCATCATCATGGCAACTTCATCAGCTGTTATGGAAGCCATTGGCTTTAACTTGTCATTAAGATATGTATTCCAAAAATCTGCAATTTGCTCATGATTCTTGAACGTATCTCCATGTGATTCCTGTCTGCTATTGCTGACCAAATCCGCAGCTTTCATTAGTATTTCTTCTTTGTTCATATTATAAATCCTCTCTCTTGTTGGGGTTGTATTATATGTAGTTCTTTCTTGGCACGTGTAACCCCTACATAGAATACACGGTTAGTATCGTCTGAGTCCTTCTCCATCTCATCCCTATTGGCTCTTGATATATCAGTGAAGAGCATGACATTGTCACACTCTCCACCTTTAGCAACGTGGATTGTACTTAAATTAATGAGAGGATCCGCAGTTAAATTTTCTGGATTAAATCTTTCCAATGCTCTTAGATATTCTCTATCCCTATCACCAACCTTTTCAAAGGCCACATCCCAAGGAACACTGGTTTTCAATAAACCGTGATGCTCCACAAGATCTTCTATATTGTAAGATTGCTCTTCTTTACCTTCATCTTCAAATGATTTAAGGTTCTTATATCCTCTTGCAACCCCTGTTTGAGAAGTTAAATGACCATAGACATCTCCTACATCCTTGTAAGAAATATCCTTAGCTTCATGTAATCTATTCCAAGCATCCACGGCATTTAAAAGTTCTTTTTTAACAGCCATTTTATTATTCTTTTTATAAGGTAATCCTTGTATGCGTAGATCATTCTCAATTTCATTGAACATATATTTACAAGTAGCTAATACCAACCAATTTCCTTCACGAACATTAACAGCTTCTGGGTAAGCATGAAATTTAAGAACTCCTTTATAGTCTCTTGGTTTCCACGGTTTATCCCTTCTATTATGTATTCTACTAGCTATGTTCACAGCTATCTTGTGCACTGATTGAGGACATCTGTGGGATTGATGTAAAACTTTTATAACATCTGCTTTCATTTTTATAAAATGTTCTATGTCTGCTCCAGCCCATCTGAATATAGCCTGGTCATCATCCCCACTTATATAAACTCTTTTAGCATTCACCCACATTTTCTCAGCCATTTCCCATTGCAAGTTGTTCAAGTCCTGGGCTTCATCAATGATGACAACGTCCAATTTTGGAACCGGACCAGATTCAATGTAGGTTGAAAGCATATCAGTAAAGTCATGCTTGTAATTCTTTTCCTTATAATCCTCTAAGGATCTGTAAGCTCTAGACAATTCAGGCCAAGCAACATCCAGATTAAATTTATTATAAAATTCCTGTACCTCCATCTTCTTGACTCTAGCTTTATTTATTATTCTTAAAAATTTATTATCAGTTGTAATTATTCCAGTATCATCCCAATCCTGGGAGACAAAATTTAGATCCACCCCATAGTCCTTAGCAAATGTTTGATAATCGTGAGCATTCATTACTTCAGAGTGAGTCATTCCTAGCTGTCTCTTACCAAAGGCATGAAGAGTGCTGAAATAAGGGAGATCATCATCAGTTAAATTAAATTTTATTTTTGCCCTATTACGAGCTTCATCAGTAGCTTTAGTTGTAAAGCTGACGAACGCTATGGCTGACGGATCAGTTCCATTCTTAAGTTCCCGGTCCACTATCCGCAGTAAGTTCTCAGTCTTTCCCGTGCCGGGTGGGCCAAGTATGATGTTAACTTCTGGCATTCATCTCCTCATATACTTCCAGTATTCGTTTACAATCATCAGGTGTGACATTATTTTTCCTGTTATTAAATTCCCATGAGCAAAATACTATGTTGTCTTCTTGATACGGTAAAGTTGGATCAATCCGATCTATTGATATGTTTGTTTTTATTTTCGTTCCGCGACCTTGTCCATTTGTTTTTTTTGTCGTAAGTTCAACTCCGGTATAAATACAATAGGGTC